AAGCTTCGTGCCCCACTCTCCACCAGCCCGTCCCGTTTGTTTCGTAGACGGGCACGATTGCCTGACTTTGCAGCCAGTCTGCTTCAGGGCGTACCAACCCAGCCGGAGTATAGCGTGTGCGTAAGCGGTTAGGCGGTGTGGTAACTACGCGCGCGTCGAACAACTTTTCTGGTTCAGCAGGAACTTCCCCACCGACCCACTCCGCAAAGTCCGCGTCGTCGCCGAAGAAGCGGTTGGTGTCCAAGTTGCCCGCGTAACCAGGAAGTCGTCCTGAACTCGTGAACTGCCACAACCACCAACTATCCCAGCCTTGCGGTAACAGCGGGTAAGGGTTGGTCGTGTAATGCGCCACCCACAGCTTGCGGTCTGTCAGGTACGCGCCGCCCATAATCGCGTTCCATGCGCCCTTGCTGGTATAGATGCCCATGTCCGGTTGACGCTCTGCGTATTCCAGCACGTTTTGGCACCAAAGGCGTGTACCAGGGCGAGTGTCCTCAACGTCAATCCAACAGCCGAGCCGCATGTCCTTTAAGCCGACTGCCACGTTGAACGCGTCCGCCTGCGCTTGCATAGACTGCGAGCCGATAATGTAATGGTACGCCCCGACTGGCACGCCCCTTGCGGTAAACTCGGCGTAATGCCGCTCAAACTCCGTGTCCTTCCAGATACCGTAGCAACCGCGTAATATCACGCCGCTCACGTTCTCAGCCAGCAGGTCGTAATCAATCGCGCTTGGCGCTTGGTAAAACGAAATGTCGATGATAGGTTTCATAGCCAGTAGCCCCAAATCTCGGTCGCCTTGACGAACACGAAAGCCGTGTTTGCTTTCATTTTGGCAAAGTTATTAACTCCTTGCCACTTGCTCAAATCCGTGCCGAACGGTAAATTGGTCATAATATATAACCCATTATCTGTACAACTGTATATGACGTTGCGCCAACAACCTGCACGACGAACTTACCACTCGAGAGAGGTACTATGGCAAATGGGCAGTCTATGGACATGTTCGATATAATATTTCTGGAAATACCAAATATTGTGCCATCTGTCGTTGGGCGCAAACTAACAAACTGCGTATCCGTAGCAGTCCCGCTCCACTTACCGGACATCCGGATAATGACATATTGGGCGGTGGATGGCACATCGTAAGTCGATGCGGTTACAGAGTAACTCCCAACGTCCAAACTAACGCCATTGTACGGTCTTTTGTCCGCTGAAAAGTATTTAATCTGACTAAAATCGGAGGGCAACCACCCAGCGTCCAGTTTCTTGTCCGTGCCTGCAATTGGAATCAAGTTGGCGGTTGGAGTTGCGCTTGCTTTGAGCCAACCGTTATCCAGTTTCTTGTCCGTGCCTGAGACAGGAACTGTGCTCGCTGTTGGGGTTTTGCTTGCATGAAAACCGTCTACTTTGTCACTGTCGGCAGCCTTTGCAGAGATACCAAGATAGTCGGAATCGTGGTCGTGACCTGCGGTTGCGAAGCCAGTTGAATCAATCCCGTCCAGCTTGTCAGCATCAGCCGCCTTGCCAGTTGTCAATAAGTATTGCGGGTGGTCATTGTCTGACAGTCCAGTCAGCGCGCCGTGGTCGGTCACTCCGCCACCGCCGCCAACCGGTCTTTCCTTCACGCGCAACCTTTCCACCTCGCGTTCCAGCGCCGTCAATCGCCGGATCACTGTTTCGTCAAAATTGCTCACATTTCACCTCGCAGCTTGCACTCGATCTGCTCCCCATTCTCCTGGTCTACGACCACCCGCACGGCATCGACCCGACAGTCCAGGTTGTAGCCAAACGCCTCAGCACTGAGTACATCACCAAACTGGTAATGAATGCCGAATTGCATTCCCGGCGTGTCGTGCAACGTGCCAGTCAGCACCTGGCGCGGTCTGAACTCGTCAAGCGCGGCGTCGCCATCCGCCTCAAGCGCGGCGGTAGTAGAATCGTCCCGGCTGTCTTTGAAGTACTCGCGCCTGTTCCACTTGCTTGCGTTCATTCTGGAAGTATTAGAACGGGTGACTAATGTCCGCGCGGCATCTTCCCCTTGCCCGGCAACTAACACCACATTGCGCTCATCAGCATGATACGTGCCGAATGCAGCCTCACTCAAGTTACCATATTGCCTGCCAACTAAGCGCGGATCACCAGAAGCGCGCCCGTGATTTTGCCCCCGCTGTCCGGTGTAAGTGCGAAATTCAAACGTGCCCGGCGCGGTTCTTATCACATCAAAGCCGAGCCAGATGCCGTTCTTTTCCAGTGCCACTTCGCAGATTTCCTGTAACACAGTCAGCACATTTCGATAAGCGAAGTCCTTTGTGATGCTTGCCCCGCCCGCGCCTAAATCCGGCGCGCAAGTTAGTTTTGTTCGCGTTGCAACGCCTGAAGCCGCGCCTAATTGTTCGCTAACAATTGCCTTCAACATGTCGTCCGGGCTATCTGTCTTTGAAGCAGCCGCGCTGCCCGCATACGCCCAAACGATTGCCGTATCCAGCAGCCAGTTCGCGTCAAAGGCAGTCAGCCGAATGTACTCAGCCCCTTCGCTGTCCGCCCAGAACTCCCAGTTTTGAAGGAAGTAGGCGGTTTCGTTCTGCAATTCCAGCACGCCGCGCTTTTCCCTCCACACCTCGAAGATGTCGCCAACGCTGAATTGGTCGTATTGCAACAAGCCGCGCGGTAAGTTGACAACCAGCGAGCCGATCTGATTCTGTGTTTTGATGTATTCAAGCGAATTGAACGCCTGAATTACGCCTTTTCTGACGCCCTCGTGCGTGTACCAAACTAACTCGTATCTCACAGTAACGCTCCGTCAAGCCCCCAAAATTGCGGCGTCCATTGAATCCACGCGCCGCTTGCGGTAGTGGTGTCGGTCATAAAAACAGAAATATTGTTCGCGCCCGGCGTGAGATAAAAGTCGCCATAATCCGATCCCGGCACAACGTAGCGCATCAGGTTGCCCCTGCCAGCCCACCCGCCTCTGAATTGCAAGTTAAGTGGGTCAAAGCTTAGGTTTATCCACTCGCCCGCCCGCAGCGTCAGCCCGTCAAACATCACCGACTTGCCGGTCGTGTAATTTGTGATAGCCTTAAGCGTGCCCGGTCCGTGTATCTGCATGAACGGGTACGTGTTCGCCGACGCGCTCGCCACGTTCAGGTTGAGTGCTACCACACCAGTCTCGGCGTTCTCGTCCGGCGTTTCGCCTGCGGTTGAGAATAAGCCACCGATGTAGAGAGAGCCGTCTGAGGCGGGAAGGATTGAACTAACATAACCAGCACCCGGCAGGTCAATGTCAAGCGGCTGCCATGCGCCATTAGACCAAACAGCAACGCGATCTGTTAAGGTCAGCCCGCCTGCGACCGTGAAATAGCCTGTCGCGTAAACCTTATTTGATATTATGGCTAAATCAATTACCTCTCCGTTTGTCCCTGTGCTTAATGCCTCCCATGAAACACCATTCCATTTTGCAATATAGTCGGCATTGGTAATACCACCTGCATTAGTAAATTCTCCAACGACGAATAAGTTTCCAGAACTATCAAACTCAATAGCATTAACGAAGCCATTTAATTCAACCGTTCCAATTCGGTGAAATGCTATTCCGTCCCAGTAACAGAGGTAATCGCCAGAAGTTCCATCGGCATTGAGAAATTCCCCGCCAACGTACAAATTGCCATTCGGTGCAAACCTCAGACACGAAACTGCACTGTTACCGTAGGCACCGGCAAGCCCTGTGGCTAATGCACTCCAAGTAGCACCATCCCATTTTGCAATATGAAGTGTGTTTGCCACACCTGATACCGTTTCAAAATTTCCAACAATATATAAACTTCCATCCGGTGCAATTTCTAAATCAAATACCAGACGATTCCCATCAACACCGGTATTCAAAGCTTTTGCCTGAGCCGTTCCAGAATAGAGGCTTGTAATTTTGGCTATCTTATTCACCGTCACAGCGCCAATGGCAGTGAAAAAACCACCTATATATAAATCTCCATTAGCGTCAAATTTCATACATTGGACATAAGAAGGTATTCCAGCAATTACTGCTTCCCAATTTTCTGTAACCGGATTCCAACGCGCCAGATAGTCTGCGTTTGTTACTCCACCAGCATTTGTAAAATTACCACCCACATAAACCTTGCCGTCTGGGCCTTCTGCCATGCACTGAACAAAGCCATTCAGCCCCGTAATCAAGCTCTGATAAGCAGAACCCGTCCACTTGCACCAGTTGCCGTTCGGATCGCGCTTGACGATATATTCTGCCGGAAAGTCGGCGTATAAGTCAAGCTCCTTGCCCTCGTTATACGCGCCCTGAAGCAGACCGCTCGGAATGACGAAATTCAGCACGGCGCGTTGGTGGTTGGGCAGGTCGGGAGTGTCCACAAGGGAGGCGGACAGTGGCACGCAAACAATGTCAACCGGCTGGGTAGCCTCGTCACCGTTTGCGGCAAAGCCCTGATAGCGGATGATGCGCTGTTCGTGCCCTCTGTAACTGCCCGGCATATTGATGCCAAATTGCTCCCTGACAGACAAGTTGCTCAATAAGTCAGGGCGCAGCATGTCAATAACCGCTTTCCGGTTGGTCTCAATCTCGCCTAGCGTGTCACCGATGAAGTCCACCACGATCGAGAAGTTGCGGCTCTTACGAATGTGCGTTTGGTACATATCGCCGCCGGAAGTCATCTTGGTCAATATCTGATTCCAGTCGCCGTGACCTAAGCCGGTCACTTGAACAACCTTACAATAAGTGTCAAGGTCGACCAACTCCCCACCCAAGCCGGTATTGGCAGAGCGGATAGATGCGCTGCTTCTAATTGCGCCTTCCCATTTGCAACCATCACCATAGCCGTGAATGAATGTGGTAGCCTTGCTTTCCTGCTCAAACTGGACGCCGTCAACGTAGAATGGCAAAGTAGAACTGACCGCATCTCTGGTAATTTGCACTCTGTAATTAGTTACACTTTCAGTTGCTGATAAAGTAACCTCCATCCTTTGCCAATAGCCAGTGGCGGTAAAAGTTTTGGTTGCTCTGGCTGTACCCGTAGAAGTGGCAATAACAATGCGCATCCGTTGACCAGCAACGCCTTTTACGTCACAGCTAAATGTATATTTAAGACCGCTGGTTACTTTCAACCCGCGATTGTAATAAGCAGAACTTGCAACGCCAGTTGCTGTTTTCACTTTCATTGAGCGAGCGCCCCATCGCGCGTAATCACCAGTCAATTCTATCGTTACTCCAGCGCCGCTTGCAGTCCAATAACTAATTCCTTGCGGTGTTGCAAAGGTAGGATTCCAAAGCTCATTTCTGCCCGCCTTCGGCTTTACTATCCAGAACTTCTTTTGTGTCAATACAGGTGCTGCCATTATGCCCAAGCCTCCATATCAAACGCTGTCCTCACGTCCGCCGGATTGCTGCTCGTTGGCATCGTGAGGTTGTAGACGTTTCCGCCGCTGGTACTGCTGGTTGTTATCCCGCTCAAGGCTTTCGCTATCGCCTTGCCGATCGCCTCGGGGTCTATTGCCGATTCGCCGCCGTATAGCGCGCGCGCCAGAGCCCGCTCCGCGTCCGCCCTGCTCAATATGAAGCCATCCGCGCTTGGCACGAACACCTCGCCTCGATAGCCATACTCCTGCCAGTTGTAGGGGTTGCCTCCCGTGACCGCGCCGCCAACGGCACGATCCACTTCTACGTTCGCGTTGTAGTGGACGGTGCCAAACAGTGTCGGCGGTCTATACCCCCTGACCGCGCTGTCGTCGACTTCGTATTTCACCCTTGCGGGTTTGTCACCGAACTGGAACGCCTCGATTGCTCTCAGTCTTGTCATCACTTCTTCTGTGTTTGCAGTAACTGTCAATTCCTTACCTTCTGGCAGGTTGCTTATTTTGTCATCAAGGTCGGCTATCAGCGCGTTATACTGCCTCTGGGAGATCATCCCAGAATCAAGCATTTGTTTATAAACATTAGTTTGTTTCGTGGCAGCAACTGTGTTTTTGTCAACAAGCCCCATTGCCTCAGCAAGTCTATACGCCCCCTCAGAGCTCAAGCCTTCGGACGCGATCTTGAACAGAAGCGATGAGGTGTATCTCTGCATTGCCGCGTTAGCGTCATTTGTCGCGTCTCTCACTGATTCGGTCGCGGACGCCGCGTTTCGATTCGCTTCAGCAAGCGCGTCCTCGGCTTTTTGCGCGTTGTATATTTCTTCCGTTATCCAGCCTAAATCAAGCCCTGCGGCTTCCGCTTCCTGCTTGAATTCGCTCCACGAGGTTGTGGCGTTGAACAGACTGACGATCTGTGCTTGATTAGCGTCGTTCGCAAGCGCAACTTTTTGTCTGTGCTCGTCAAGAGCTTGATTCACTTGGCTTATCCCGTCCGGAATTGAGATAAATCCGTTGTGGACATTACGCAGCATCTCTTCGTATTGATCCCCATTAATAGCTCCGTTTTTCATTGCTGTTGTCAGCTTGTTAATGAATTCAGGCATGCGTGAATCGTCCACGGGTGCCAGATTATTGATCAGCTCGGCTAATCCTTCCGCGATGGGGGCAATGATGGGTGCTAACTCGCGTTTAAGAGAATCGCTAAGATTTGTTGTCGCTGCTTTAAGCTTGTCGAAAGAACCAGCCGCGCTGTCAGCCCTGTTTCCAACTTTCTCGATTTGCTCTTCCGCTTGTTGCAGAAAAGCCTCTTTGAACGCGTCGGAAGCGCTAAGACCAGTTTCTTTCAGCTTTTTCACTTTGGCATCAAACCCGTCAACACTCACGCCGAGTTGATCAAAACGCGCGGTTGTTTGGCCCGTCAGAGCCAGCACCAACTGATTCATGTTCATGCCGAGTGCGCCTGCCACGGAAGTTAACCGCACGACCTCATCATGCGACTTCGCCAACCCAAGCGCCATCAGGTCACCCGCGCTGGCGACCAATTCCGCGTCACTAACTGTGCCGCGCGTAGCCGTGCGCAAATCATCCATAAGGGCGTCTGAAACCGTTCCGATAGACCTGGCGAGGTTGTCAAACCTCGCCCGCGCGTATTCGAGCTCCGCGCCCTCTTTTGCGGTATCGTAGACTTCCTTAATAGCAACACCAACAGCAGCAGCAGCCCCAGCTACTAACGCGGCTTTGCTCAATACCGAGCCGAGCCCAGCGCTAAATCCTTCAACTCCGCCCTGCGCGTCTTTACCGGCATCACCAACGCCTTTGATGTCGTTTTTGACCTTCATCAAGTCGTTGCTTGCCTTGTTGATGGCGTTAATGACAATCTGGATATTAGCCATGTTTATCTCTCAATTTCTCAACCTCGTTCACAATGTCCCACACGCCCTCATTCTCACGCTTCCACTTCGCAGACTTGCCCGGCTTGTTGCCCTCTGCTTTGTACAGCTTTATCGCCTCGTACACATTCCTTACTTGCCGCATTTTCCGCAGCAAGCCCGCCGGTTGCTCCATCACGCCGCCTGAGTAAGGCAAGGCGCGGTAGTTCTCGCAATTGAGTGCAAGTTCCAGCAAGGCGGGCATGTCCGGTCGCTTTCCATCTGCATAATCAGCGGCGGCTATCAGGATAAAGGGTCAAGGTTCATCGCCTCCGCGATCGTCTTAAAGATGCAGTCCGAGAGCCAAACGATCAGCGCAGGCTTCGCGTTGTCCACGTCTTCCTCGCTCATCACGGGCTCTATCAGGATGCCGCGTTTTGCCGCGCTTCTCACGCTGTTTCCACGCCAAACAGACAAAGCCTCAAGCTCAATCCCCTTCATGTCGGTGTGAAACGCCTCTAACTGCTTCTGTGTGATCTCCGCGATCACGCATTTGCCGAATTTTTCGCTTGTGAATTCCATGAGCCTCCTAAAGCGTCTGCAATGCCGATTTCGTCTCGATGGACAGCCAGTTAGATGCGGTCGGGTTATAAACGCCGTCCAGCACCAGATCGTAGGTCATCAAGCCGTTTTTGTCCTGAAACAGTTCCGGCGCCTGCATGGAATGTCCGGCAAAGTCAATTGTCATTGAACGCAATGAAGTACCCGTTCCGGTGGTATAGATAATCTGCACCCGCTTCTCCAAAATCTTTGAAGCAGATGAAGTTAACATTGCGACCAAAAGGTCATCGCTGGTATTATTCAATTCCACGCTTAACTTCAATTGACCCGTCCACTTGCCATCGTAGCTTTTACTCGGTGTGCATTCTCCTAAGAAATTATCATAAACGCGGTTGGCATTGACGCTCAACTCCCAGCTAAACGCGCTTGAAGCCAACGCGGTAAAAGTGGAGCTACTCCAATCTGCTAATTTGACCGAAGCCATGCAGCCGGACAAGCGCGTACCAGTAGTAACATCTGAAAGCACAGCCAGCGCGCCTTCTTTTACCAGTCCGCCCATCAATGACGCGCCCACGCTCACGCCGGAGTTGGCCGCCCCGCTTAGTGTCAGGCTGGTAACACTGGCATCCTGCATCTGCCAGACTTCGTTGGTCTGTCCGAACTGCAGCGTGGCATAGCGTGGAGCGGGAGCCGAAGTGGTCGGCGCAGAATAAGTGCGCAAGTACGGCTCAGTTATCCCGGGTGATACCGTGCCAAACAGCATTTCCAGCCAGTAGTTCAATTCTTCAAAGTCGGTATCGCTCGTTTCAGCGGTTGCGCTCGACAAATAGCGATCCAGCGTGGTCTGGTGGGTTGGGGCAAGCGTGCCCCGCAACTGATCCAGCGCGCGCGTTTCAAACTCAGGGCGCAACTTGAAGCTCGACACGTTTTGAAGCTTGCGAGCTGCCGTTCCATTGGCAGTGCCGAAAGCACTCTGCCAGCCGAGTTGTAATACATTATGTGCATTAAGCATTTTTCACCTCATAATTTTCTAATTTGGCAAGTCCGGTTAGCATCCGCAATCTGCCTCTGGTTCGGTTGCCTTGATCTCAACCTTCACCTTCTCAAGTTTGTACATCTTTGCGCTGAGCGCGGCTTTTGTCAGCTCCTCGGGGAACTGTTTCCATTCATCCGCGTCCAAGTCGCGCGCTGGCAGTCCCACGAAGTAGCCACCACCCTGATAAATATATTTCTTATCCACTGACTACCTCCAATACTTGTAATTGACACAGAACGCCGGAATAGAAACGCCCTGATCCGCGCGGCCACTCATATTCTCCCGGCGTAATAGACACGCTCTGCAATGTCGTGTTGGATGTCGGGCATTTGCCCCACGCCCGCATTCCGTCCAGATACTTGCCTGAATATTCGACCAACTTCGGTGCAAACTCACGCAAGCCCAAGCCCTGCTCGGAAGGCTGCCAAAGCATCAGGTCGGTTATCTGCCAGATGATTGACATGGCAGTTCCAATCGCAATGTGCTGCCCTTCACGCCCTTCACCCGGCATGGTCGCAACCGGAAGCAGAAGTCGGCAAGGCAATTGCGCGGTTGTGATGGATTCCGGCAGCTCGTCCAGATCGTAGGCATAAGGCGTAACCCCATCTTTCATGCTTACCGACAAAGCCGCCAGTGACGAATAAACGCCTAAAATCGCGCTTGCGCTCATACTCCCACCCGCCTTTTGTACCGGTCAAGAATGCGCGTCACGTCACTCGGTAGGGAAGAAGGCATAATCGTGACCCCATCGCCCGTAATGAGCGGTCGGTCAATGTCAGCCGACGTGTCCTTCTGCCGGTAGAGAAAAGCGGTCAGCCTGACGCAAGCGTGCTGGATATCAGCCGGAGCGGCCGCAGAATAGCCCCACGTGCCAGCCACGCTTATTTCGCTATCTGAATCGTCAAATTCCCAACTGTAATCCTCATCCAATCGGATAATCCACTTGGGGTTATCATTGCGCGGGAATAGCCGGTAGTTAGCGCTTGCAATTTCAACGCCGTCACCGTTAGTCAGTTTTGTAACAGTCAGCAGATCGTAGCCATAGAGATTCAATTCCTGCCCGTACGTGTCGTCTGAGTTGAAATACTTTGTGGCGGTCTCTGCTTCAAAGTGCCTGCCAGTATAAGCGTCAATCACACCCGCAGCCCGCGTTAGTAGGTCACTAAGCAGATTATCATCGCCATCCGTGGTGATGCCTAAATAATCCTTCAGGTTGGATAGGTTCGCGTATGCCATTACTTCACCGCTTTAACCTTGCTTTTAGGCTTCATGACCACTTTTACAGCCGGCTCTACTGCATAGGTGATAAACCCGCAGCGCATGTAGTCATCCACATATTCTTCAGGCATATCGGCGGTCGTGCCCTCTTTATATGGCACGGACTTTCCGCCTATGTTAGCCACGAACTCGCGCATAACATAAATCTTGATCGATTTACTCATATTTTCACCTCTCTCAAACGGGATCAATACATCGCCGTCCGGCTTTATATGCCCGCAAATAACGTCAAATCTGCAGATCTGTTTGAAGCCGTTCCTCATGCAGTCGGCGGCAAATGGCATGTCCGGACTCGGATGCCCGCCAATTTCACTCCGCCTCATATCTAACTTTTCCAACACCTTGCGCCGGATCAGCGTACAGCCAAAGCCGGAGCCGCTCACTTCAATCCAACCTTGTGCCCTTGCCTTATTCACAATCTCAGGAAATAGGCTCAAGCTCATGTCCGGCCACCTGGAAGAAACTGCCCGACAAGCATTCAGCACCGGCTTTACATGTCGAAACAGATAAAGCCCATAAACTACGTCCGCATCCGTTGCCAGCATTTTCACCAGAGCGTCTTCAGGAATTATCATGTCATGCTCAACAATGAACAGACAATCGTAATCGCCGGATAATATTCTCTGCCTTGCATAGCGATACTGATACAGCGTATTTTCGTGATCCTGCTTACTGTTCCCAGTTATCTCGCTCGGATTGTTTGTGCTTATCTCAATTTCAAGTTCGACCCCGTCTGGAATCTTGAGCGTATCAATGCTCGCTTTTGTTTCAGCGCGCAAAGCTAATTCACCGTCGGATATTTTGTAGGTCGGGCAGAATAACAGGATTTTCATCGCTCGTACTCATGCCCTTCCAAGCCAAAGTTCACAAACGGGTTCAGGCTGTACAAATTGCACCCATAAACCTCTTTCAACTTCGCTCTCAGTGCTAACGTCTGAGGCTCAATTACTGTCAGAAATTTGCGGTAGAATTGCGCTCCAGCAATCGACTCGGCGTACCCTGCAATATTTGTTTTTCCGTCCAGCGTTCCGCAATCGTGCCCGACCAGGATAATGTTCGCCGCCCCCATATAAGCCGCAACGTGAATCGCGCTGGTTATGGTCGAGTACGAAACCACGATCTTATCCGTCCCAATCACGCTCAAATCAATTATCTCCAGCGCGTTATCCAGATGCTCGAATACATAATCCGCGCCATCATTTTTCACATATTTCAGCGTTCCGCAATTGTGCGCGCTGGCTATCGTCTTAAATCCAAACTGACGTGAAGCAGAAATTGCCTCGTCCATTAGCCGTGATTCTTTTCGCACAACGTAATCCAAGTTATGGAAGCGCTTCCAGACTTCATTCACTCCAATCGCTATTTTGTTGTCAAAAAACGACTGGTCAATAAAATCGGCAGAGGCACCGGAAGCCACAACATAAATGTCATGCCCCGCATGGATGTTATTCAGTTCCCCAATTGGTTTCACGATGCCTCTACCTCGTCAGTTAGTCAGCCTAAGCCGATGGATGGGTCGCGTACTGGAACGCCTCAGCCTGCAGAACTTCGCATCCAAAGCGATAGGTCGCCAGGATGCCGACCTGCCCATTGCCAGCGTAAAGCTCATTCAAGCGCTTCACCCGCAGCCCGCGATTGGTCACGAAGCCCATGTAGTTGAAGTTGCCAAATAACAAGGACTTTGCGCTTGCGGTAACTCCCGCAGCATTGCTGTTCAGGATGACCGGATAGCCTTCCAGAGTCGGGCCGTCCACAGTACCGGACAGTCGTGCCACACCGCTTGTGAAGGTGAACACGTTGGAACTGGTCAAACCCTTCAGGTAGAACCAGGTTGCCGGGTCCATGACCCATGCGGCCCCGTTGTGATAGGGCGATCCAAGTTTGCCCATCAATTCAGGTATTTCGCCCGCGCCGATAGCGGAAGCGAAATCCAGCGTCAAGCCAGCCGTGCCGCCTACAAACGCGCCTTGTGGCTGGGTCGAACCCGCACCTATCAGGGTGTAATAGTTTTCTGTGTCAGCCAAAGCGCGACCGAGAGCGTTCGTCAGGAACGCCTCTAAATTGGCGTTATCGTCTTCAAGTAACTCTTCTGACACCTTGATCAGTTTATTGAACTTGTAAACCACAACGTCACTCTGCGCAAAGGTTGGCTCTTCTTCAGCCGCCGAAATAGCACCCTCTTCAGCAACGAGGCTGAATTTAGACAGGCTGCCGTTCTCGGTCGGGAAGTTATACTTGTCGCGGTTAGTGGTAACCCGCATCAAGCCGAGCTTGCTGATAATCGATTCCTCATCGCGCTTTGCGATAATGGAACCGTACTCGTCATCAGGAACAAGATAGCCGCCTTCTGTGGTCGTGCCTTCCTGCAACGCGGCTTTCGACGCTTTGCGCAGATCGTTGGACTCGCCAGTCCGTACATAGTGCCAGAAGGATTTTGTGTAATCCTTTTCGCCCAATTCACCAATTACAGCAGGTGCTTTCACAGTTTTCTCTCCTCGCTCGATTCCCGGCTCTGCTTTCAGTTCGTCAATGATTGACTTGCGGATTTCATCAGCCATAGCCTTGATATCCACTTCTTCTTTTACTTCTTCGACGATTTTTTCCTCGTCCATTTTTTCCTCCAAATCAGGTTGAACAGTTTTGATTGTTTCTGCTTCCGCTTCCACCTCAACCGCATCCACCGTCTCTTCGACCTCTGGGACTGCCTCCGCAAGGATTTCAGCTTTCGCCTCGATAACAGCGTAATCATTCGCTGGTTTTCGCCATTCATTCGTGTCAAATAGTGCCAGCTCCCCAACCGGCCACACGTCAATCAAGCCGCCTGCGCTTTTGCGTACCAGGTGACTCACAGCACCGGAAGAAGCGCGCAAGGTTTCAACGCCCGCGTCCAGCAAGCGCTTTGCCAGCGGCTCGCTCTCGTCAAGCATCGGCTCAAACCAATGCCCGCGTGAGTCCTTGCCAGTGTAGATAGCCCGCCCGATCAGAGCCGGTTTTTCCTGTTTCTTGCCCGGCTCTTCAGGATCAAAGCCGTGATAGTAAGTCAGATTGACGTAATCGCCGGATTTCAGCCAAATTTCCGTGCCAGCGTGAAACGCTTCGCCGTCCGCGTCACGCCCTTGCAACTGCCCGCTGTAAGGTACGCCAAGCACGCGCCAGCCCGGGTCAACGTACTCCGAGTCCGCCTTCATGCGCTTTTCAGCATCCACTTCCAGCGGTTCAATAACAGCATTAGGAACTTGTATCTTGATTGCTAATTTATCCGGCATTCTTCACCTCTTGATTCAATGCGTTAGTAATATTCCTGATAATTTCCGGTCGCTTTACATCCAGCGCGCCCTTCTCAGTAACCCATCCGCTCCACTTATGGCGCGTCACCTGACTGTCCCATCCCTGCACCATGTCGGCATAGCTCATGTTATTTTCAACAGTCGAAGTGAAGCCGTCCATGCTGCTGCTCACCGCCCAACTGTTTGCCAACTTTCGCGTGCGCTTGTAAGGTACGCTGATTTCGCCGCTCTTCATCTTCGCGAAGAATGCCCGCCGCACTCTGTCATTCGTCTTGATCAGCGGGTTAGGCGAGTACACCTTGCTCGGATACTTGCGCACAAACCGCTGTAGCAGCACACCCTGCTGGCTTATAACCGCCCTCACGCGGTTGAACTTCGCCAGCGTGTCCAGCTTTGCAACCAGCTCTTCTGCTCCTTCAACTGTAATGGTGAATGCCATTAGGACTGCTCCTTTGGGAATTCCCAGCCAACGCCGCACCTGCATCTTGGGTGCGCGGGCGGGAATTGTCCGTTTGTAATAGGCTTTTCATGCTTAGGCCAACAGATAGGACATTTCCGAACAATCTCATCATTCGCCGTCATCCAGATCGGAATCATGCGCTGCCCCGTCTCGCGCTCCAACTCTTCAACAAAAGCCCGCTCGCCTTCCACAACCGCACGTGTTGTCTCGGTCACGGCTATCATCTCAGCACGAACAGGCGAGTAATAACTCTGCAAACGCTGACTGATCTCGCGGATAGTCAAGCCCTGTTCGTAGCCTTGCCCAATGATTTCGCCGACTTGCCGCGCGTTTGCCAGCATTTCGGCGGTTATGTCCTGCCTATTGCGCCACATTTCACGCAATATACTTTCCGTGTGTGACCGCGCCCAATTGACCGCTTGATGATTGATGTTATCCAAGCTCACGCCGATGCCAACGGTCAGCATGACATTCGTTGCCTGTGTTAGATAAACGTCTAACAGCACCGGCTCAACGTCTTTTTGGATTGACCGCCAGCCGTTCTGCCAGTACTCGTAAGGTACGTTGCTCAAGTTAGGCGGGTCGC